ACCATTTAACTTAAGTTGATAGTCTCCGGCTGTTAAATCTTGATGGAGACCTTTATATAGATCATTGCCGTTGTCCGCATCAACCGTATCAAAACCACGTGTCCAGATTAATTCTTTGACGGGGTGGTTGAAATTTAATTCGGTACTTCCTCCGCTCGCTGAACCAGCCTGGAACTGGACCTGTTCAATAAGGTATTCATGTGATACTTGAGCAAAGCGTCTGCGTTCATCCGTGTCTAGGTAGATGTAGTCAGCCCATAGTTTGGTGGTGTTGGTGGCGGGCATGTGGGAAGAGAATGATGTAACAATCTTGACTTCGTGGTACTGAAGTGCGATTAAAGGAAGAGCAAGTCCAGGGTTTCTACAGAACCAGAACTGAAGGGGGACCTTTGCGTTAAAAGGAATAAGCTTCGTTTCAGCGCCACCACCCTCGGTTGCGGACCCTGTGACAGCCGCAGTACCTATAGCAGTTAATTCTTGGAAAAGAGTTCCAGATGTTCCGGCGGAGACTGTATTGTGGGTTCCTGCGGCACCTAGAACTCTTGATTCATTTTTCTGAGTTAAAGAAGACCATACATGCATCCACTGACCAGTTTGACGGTCAATTCTCTGACCACCTACTTCAACTTCTACATTATCAAATACAAGAGCACCTGGGTTTCCGTAGTAGTTATCGGTAGTGCCCGGAGTCGTCCCAGCAGCACAAGTTAAATTCCCCGCAACTTCGTAGAAAAGTCTGTAGACTAAGTCACCGTTGCGCGAAATCGTCGAAGTTACACGAGAACCAGAACCAACAGAACCGTTAATGGTCTGTTCAATGGATTCCATTGAGAAGTTAGTGTGTCTGCGGTAGACAACTTTAAAGAAAGTGATTTGAGGGTTACCAGTAAGGTAGATATCCTGGGCTCCGTAAGCGACAAGTTGCATTAATCCTCCTCCCATATTATTTATACTTTATACTTAGAAAAAAATATAAAGAAAAATAAATAAAAACAAAATATAAAACTAACTTAAAAAATATAAATATTTACAATTTAATGGTATCCTCTAAAGCTTTAGTTCGAGTAAGCAAGACCACCCATACCCGACATGATGCGGAGGACGTTGTAGTTGACTGCGAAAACATCACGGGAGTCACTTGGACCAACTAGTTGGGCGTTGTCAATGCGGGAGAAGTTGCATGTTCCAGATGGTTGATGTTCTTCAGGTTTAAGGGCAAACGAGTAAACAGCAATAGCATCCGAAGATCCACCTACGCCCGCGGTCGTCCCAATGGATCCAGGACCAGTGTGGTGCATCCAGACCTGTTGCTTGGTGAAATAATTAAGGGGGCGCTCCGACATGCGGTCGTGACCGTTTAACTTAAGTTGATAATTACCTGACACGAGTTCCGGCTGTACACCGGACCCCCATCCACCAGTCCATACTAATTCTTTGACGGGGTGATTGAAGTTTAGTTCAGTGGATGTGTTGACCGCTCCGCCAGCCTGGAACTGAACCTGTTCAATAAGGTATTCGTGCGATACTTGAGCAAAGCGTCTGCGTTCATCCGTGTCTAGGTAGATGTAGTCGGCCCATAGTTTGGCGTAGTCCGCGGCGCCGCTAGTCATTAAAGAAGAGAAAGTAGTGACAACTTTAACCTCGTGGTACTGAAGGGCGATTAAAGGAAGGGCAAGACCTGGGTTTCTGCAGAACCAGAACTGAAGTGGAACTTTAATGTCAAGGGGTGTCTTGTCGGTGGCCTCGCCGGTAGCGATGGTACCTCCCATAGCCGTTAATTCCTGAAATAGAGTTCCACCCTGAGTGAGCGTGTCATCAGTCCCGCCGCCGGTGGCCCCCGCCACGCCGGAGACAATTCTGGCACTGTTTTCTTCGGTTAAGGAAGCCCATGTGTGTAACCACTGACCAGTTTGACGGTCAATTCTTTGACCGCCGATTTCAATTTCAATATTATCAAAAACACCGGCACCTGTATTAGCGAGGGGGGTGCCGGCGACCATGACGGGGGTGGCCTTGATTTCATAGAAAAGTCTGTAGACGAGGTCACCATTGCGCGAAATCGTCGAGGTTACACGAGAACCGGAACCAACGTTCCCGTTGACGGTCTGTTCAATGGATTCCATTGAGAAGTTAGTGTGTCTGCGGTAGACAACTTTAAAGAAAGTGATTTGAGGGTTACCAGTAAGGTAGATATCCTGAGCTCCGTAAGCGACAAGTTGCATTAATCCTCCTCCCATATTATTTATACTTTATACTTAGAAAAAAATATAAAGAAAAATTTAAAAATAGAATATAAATATTTACAATTTAATGGAAAGCTTTAGTTCGAGTAAGCAAGACCACCCATACCCGACATGATGCGGAGGACGTTGTAGTTTACTGCGAAAACATCACGCGATTGATCAGTACCCGAACAAGTTAGTTGAGCGTTGTCAATGCGGGAGAAGTTGCATGTTCCAGATGGTTGATGTTCTTCAGGTTTGAGGGCAAACGAGTAAACAGCAATAGCATCGGCAGATTGACCTACACCCGCGGTCGTCCCAATGGATCCAGGACCAGTGTGGTGCATGTATACCTGCTGCTTGGTGAAATAATTAAGGGGACGAAGCGACATGCGGTCGTGACCGTTTAACTTAAGTTGATAATTACCCGCCTCGAGACCAGTCATAAGACCATTGGCCCATCCACCAGTCCATACTAATTCTTTGACGGGGTGGTTGAAGTTTAGTTCAGTGCTTCCAGAAGCAACGGAACCAGCCTGGAACTGAACCTGTTCAATAAGGTATTCGTGCGATACTTGAGCAAAGCGTCTGCGTTCATCCGTGTCTAGGTAGATGTAGTCAGCCCATAGTTTGGTAACGTTTACGGCGGGCATTAAAGCAGAGAAAGTGGTGACAACTTTAACCTCGTGGTACTGAAGGGCGATTAAAGGAAGGGCAAGACCTGGGTTTCTGCAGAACCAGAACTGAAGTGGAACTTTTACATTTATATCAGAGGTGGTTGAGCCACCTGCGGTCCCGCCCATACAAGTTAATTCTTGGAAAAGGGTTCCAGCAGCCCCGGTGTTGCCTGAAACAACTCTGGCACTGTTTTCTTCGGTTAAGGAAGCCCATACATGCATCCACTGACCAGTTTGACGGTCAATTCTTTGACCACCAATTTCAATTTCAATATTATCAAAAATACCAGCACCGGCGTTAGCGACGTTGGCGCCCGGCGTGGCAGTGGTACCATCAAACTCATAGTAGAGTCTGTAGACGAGGTCACCGTTGCGCGAAACCGTTGAGGTTACGCGAGAACTGGTTCCAACGGAACCGTTGATGGTCTGTTCAATGGATTCCATCGAGAAGTTAGTGTGTCTGCGGTAGACGACTTTGAAGAAAGTGATCTGTGGGTTACCCGTAAGGTAGATGTCCTGAGCACCGTAAGCGACAAGTTGCATTAATCCTCCCCCCATATTATTTATACTTTATACTTAGAAAATAATTTAAGAAAAAACCGTAATATATTTTATTTTTAATTTATAAATGGATATTGAACCTTTACAATCTTATCTCCAAAATAAAGAAAATATTTGGGAAGAAATTAACATTTTCTTAGACGACAGTATAAGATCGAAAATACGTTCAACAGAATATATTGAACGAGATTTTTTCATCGATGATAAATTATTCTTTGTTAAAAGAAATACACTTGAATTAGAATATATTGGTAAAGTATTTTGTATGAATGGTTATGAAATTGGCATTAAATTAAGTCAATATAGAAATGTGACTTTAGATTCTAAAAAGTATTATATTTTTAGAAAGATAAAAGAAAAAACAAAAAGAGAAATCATGGAAGAATTATTAGAAAAATTATAAGAAATAAAGAGGGTTAATATTATTCACATACTTCCGACATACGGGGCATTTTTTATCATTTGCTATACTGTCTGTATTATTTATATCTTCCATCTCAAGGTGATTTTCTAAACATTTTTTACAAAAAGTATGTCCACATGGATTAATGAAATGTGTTACAGGAGTCTCCATACATACTACACACATATTTGTAACATTTAATTTATTTACTTTTCGAAGAAAGTAAATATATTTTTGAATATTTTTTCTTTCCGTCGCATAATCTTTTTTCGCTTTCTTAAAACTTTCAACATTTGATAATTTACTTGAAAGATCATTGATATTCTTTATGATTATCTTTATATCCGCATAGTCAATGGATGATAAACTTTCTAGGAATTTTATAAAATCCTCTAGTTTTTTAATATTTGAATCTAATGTTTTTATTTCGTTTTTCAGATTTTCTTCAGATATAAATAACCTTTCCTGGAATACTTGAAATTCTTCATGAATACTATTTATTTTTTCATATAATTCATCGATTTCTTTATTTTCATATTTATCTTCATCATATTCTTCATCCTTAAAATCCGAACGATGATTTAATATATCAAGTATGTTATTTTTCATATCTTTAATTTCGGATATGTAAAGTGGTTCAATATTATCATACATTTGTGAAATATTATCGACTGGACAATGGTGGTTATGTCCTATACTCAGAGAAGAAAATGGTATCGGGTTAGTGGTATAATTAGTGGTATAATTAGTCTCTTGATTAATATTATACATATTTAAAAGGTTGTTGATACTGGAGACATCCATTTCGACGGTATACTCGTTTTGTTGATTCCCCGAATTATTATCTCCTTCCATTTAATACTTATATGTAATAGTATTTTAAATAATTATTCACCAAGAATATCCATTATTTTAAACTTAATTTTTGCTGTCTTTTTTTCTTTTAATTGAAGTAGTTTACCTTTATATTTGGGAGGTATTTCTTCATAGTATAATTGTGAAATATTATAAAAAGAGGTTAACATCTTAAATATTTCTTCTTCTCCAACTTTGTCTATTTTTTCCATAAAAGGATCCAATACTTTCTCAACATAATTTGATATTATTTCTTCTTTTTCTAAATGAGTTATCAATATTGATAATCCAATGATATTATCTATATTTTTATTCCTTTTACAAAGGTTTTCGTATGAGGTCCCATTTATGTTAAATTTATTAAAAAAATTATCATAGTGTTTATCACATCGGTTTATGATCAATGTAACTTTTTTCTTATTGTTTATTTCTTTTAAAATAGATACATATAGATGTACATATCTATGATGAAGTATAGATTTTTCAATAATTGTTTCTATAATATAGGGTATTAAATGTTCTTTATAGATGAGTTTTACAATTGAACCTTTTATAATTTCAAAATTAGTTTCTGTTAATTTATTGACAAGACTATTTATATTTTTAATATCTTCTGTATCTTCATTTTGTACCTTCCTATATTTTTTATTCTTTTGAACCCCGATACGGTAGTATTTTTTATTTGTTTCAATAGAATCAAGGAAATTAGTTAATTGTTGAATTCCTTTTGTATTTTTTGATTTATATTCTTCAAAATTCCCTTGAAAAGAAGAAGTTTGAAATAAATCAATAACTGTTTCGAACAATGTCATATTACTTATAATAATATAATATCCTTTATATTATTTATTTAATCTTTTTTCTCATCAATGACCTTCTCCACGATTTCAGAAACTGCTTTTTCAGGCATAGTTTCTAAAATACCCGCTACTTTTGGAGTAGTTTTTACTTGAGATACAGTTTGAATAACATCATCTGCTTTTTGAACTGTTTCAACTACACCTTTAATGGCACTTACTTGAGGAACTGCTTCAACAATTTTTTTCATTTTAAGGTCAGCATTTTGTTCTTGTGCGAATTTTTGCATTTCACCTTTAAAATCAAATTTCTTCTTTTTATTTTCACCTTTACCATTCGAAAATTCTTGATCAACTTGTTTTCTCTTTATACTTTCTACAGATTTAGAAAATGCTTTATAGGCACTTTGATGGTCAGGATAATCGTCATATTTACCTGATAATCCAAAAAATTGCCATCCTTCAGTCTTTAATTGTTCAACGACCATTGAGTAACTGAAATAATTTTTATCAAGTGAAAATAATTGTAAGAACCCATTACTTCCTGTTACTAATAATGATATTGTCCATGAAAACCAGTAACTGATCATATCAAAATTTCGAGGTAGTTTCGCAGGATCCATTTGTCCCATCGAAAGGACAGCAGGTAACAAAATACTACCTGTTGTAACTATAAACCGGAAAACATTATAGAATTTTTTTGTTTCATCTCTTTTTTTCTCATAATAGGTGATTTCATCTAAGAATCGATGTTTGATAATTGCTTTATCATAGGGTCTTTGAAGTTCTATATCATCAATGATACCCGATACGTTTTCCGAAAAAGGCATTAATTTATATTATACTATATAAATTATTTGAAAAATATCTTAAGAATAAAAATTTAAAATTTACCAGAATTTAAGAGAAGGGTTTACAGCACCCGGTGGAAATTTGTGACCAAAAGCAACCATGTAGATGAGTGCTAAGGAAGCAAGAACCATACTACGATCACAAGCAACCGAAGTACTTTGTTTTAAGACTTTTGTCATAACAAGGCATAAAACGATACCAACTACAACAGCATGGAATAGATGTTTGAGGTTATTGTTCATTTATTATAAGTATATATTTTTTTTTTTAAGGGTGTTGTAAAAATGTATTTTATTATTCAAAAAAAGCAATTAAAAAATATAAGTTTTTATTCAAAAATAAAAATATCTTAATTTTTTATATGATACCTGATAGATATTTTTCCTTAAACCTTTTCAATGTATTTATGATGTTTTTAAACTATGGATTCTATATACCTTGTAAGTATTGTATCACTACACCTTACAATTATTGTAAAAAGAATAATAAACACAGCGAACACCATATAATTCAAGAAAAATATAGTGATCTAAATGAAAAACATAAACAATTAGAAATTGTATTAAATTCTTTAATCGAAATGATTCATGAAAACAATGATAATATTAATGATCGATTTAGTGAGTTGTTAAGGTCTGTCAACTTCATAATAGAAAATAAATTAAGCGATATAGATTGTAAATTATCTATACTTGAAAAAAAAGAACTCAATAAGGTTAAAAGAAATTCAAGTAATACTTGCTATAGAGGTCGTAATATCTATTAATATAAATAAGTATCGTGAGCAACCATCAGAATGAACAATACTTAAGTATTTAAAGATATATATTATAACTAATAGCATTAAATGGATAAAGAAGACATCAATAATTACAAATTAAAACTTAAAACCGAACAAGCGGGTGCATTCCGCATACTTGTAGAAGCCCTTAAAGAAATTCTAACAGAAGCAAATTTTATATTTGATGGTTCTGGTATTAAACTCATGGCCATGGATTCAACCCATACAATTCTTATTCACATGAAATTAGAATCGGATAATTTTGAATTTTTCCATTGCCCCAAGAAAATGACCATCGGTGTAAATATGCTAAACTTCTTTAAATTGATTAAAACAATGGGTAATTCAGAAACACTTACATTATTTGTTGACAATGAAAATGAAAATAAATTAGGGATTATGATAAATAATACAGAAAAAAATTCACAGACAATTTATAAATTGAATTTATTAGATATACCAGATGATAACATTAGCATACCACCTGCTGAATTTGAAACAGAATTATCACTACCTTCTGGTGATTTCCAAAAAATTATAAGAGATATGATTAATATTGGGGAAAATATAGAAATTAAGAGTATTGGTTCTCAACTAATTCTTAATTGTTGTGGAGACTTTGCTTCTCAAGAAACAACACTCGGTGAAACAAATAATGGTTTGAAGTTTAATCAAACATCTCCAGAATCATTACCAATACAAGGAGTATTTTCTTTGAAATACTTAAGTCTCTTTACAAAATGTACCAATCTCTGCAATCAAATAAACTTATATATTAAAAATGATTATCCATTGATTATTAAATATGCCGTCGCTTCACTTGGAAATATTAAATTATGTTTAGCACCAAATACAGGATGTGATTAATCTACTCGATGTAATTATTCAACAATATGTTTCTTATATAATGAATTGGATAGTATTATTTCAGAATCTTTATGTTCATTAAATATATTTTTATATTCGGTTGATTCTGAAAACCATATTTTAATTATATTAAATTCTTTTTTTGGCGAAATTGATAAACCATTGATTTTATCATTCTCATCCTTCATCAATTCTTCCAATATACATTTTAAAAATATATTCCTCCATTCGGGAATAACATTTGTCGATGATATTTTAAAAGATAAACAACCACCTAAACGATTACTTGGATCTTCCCAATTTGGAAAAATACCTTTTTTCATAAGAAAAAACATTCCATTTTGATAATGGTTCTGTTTAAATATATCTAATATAAGAAGAGTATCATAAAGATCGTTTAAGGAATATAGTTTTCTATAAGAAGGTTTATCCCACTTATTATCATTTATTGAATGGTACCACAGGTCCCATTCATTTTTAAGATCTACACATTCCATCGTATTAATTATAATTTATTATAATGTTTTAAATAATTATATTATTTATATTAAATGTTTACAGATATTTTGAAAAAATATATGAATATATTTATAATTATTCTATATGTATACATACTTTACTCCTATGATTTTAAAGAGAATATACAATTACTTCTCATAATAACAGGTATATTTATATATATCATTTACAAAAATAAATACAATGCCTTTACGAATGATATAATTGAAGGTAATATAATTGAAGGTAATATAATTGAAGGTAATACAAATGATGATACAACTGGTGGAGAAACACACCGTGTTATCTCCGACGCAGATTTAGCACGACTAAGGTCATCTATCACAGCACTACAAGAAGAAATTAATTCGATGGAAAGTAGTAGTAATTTAGATG